CTTTAAACCTGCAATGATTTAGGTCTATAATTTAAGCGCAAGCTTTTATTTAATGGCTCAAAATCGCACCGTCGATCTGCTGGTTGGGGCGTTTGATCTCAACCAGCGCCGCAAGTTTGAACTTAAAAACGCTGACGGAAAAAAAGTTGTAGATCTGTTTTTCAAACCAATCACACGCGCTGACCGCAAGAAAGCACAAAGCCTTTCTAATACTGAGGAAGCATTAGACATCAGCACGCAGATGCTGTGCCAGATGGCAGAGCTTGAGGATGGCTCAAAAGCTTTTTCCTCTGCTGATGCCCCCAAGCTTCAACGGCAGTTGCCTGAGTCTGTACTGAACGAGCTTGAGCTGTTCTTGTTTGGCCTTGGTGAAGAGGCTGATCTAGAAGACGCAAAAAACGACTAAAGCAGGACAACTGGCTCAACTTTGAGTTCTTCTTGTGCTGCGAATTGGGAATGACGCTTAGCAGGCTTCGCATGGAATTGACCGATGCGGAGCTTGTGCATTTTGCCGCGTACTTTGAAATAAAGGGTGAACGGGAGCAACAGGCAATGGATCGCGCAAAAACTAGACGGCGGTAAGCTGGGACAAGTTAGTTGGCTGATGTGACCACAACAGTCCTTACAGCCAAGTTCGATTTTTCTCAGCCGAAGTCTGCCATTAAGGGGACGCAGGCACAGGTTGACCAGTTAAAAAATAAAGCCAAAGGCGCACAAGGCGCATTAGACAACGCGGCTAAGTCTGCAAAGGGTGCAGGCGCTGCGTCTGCGTTTTTTGGCAAAGCGGCAAAGGGAGCGGTCCCAGGTGTTGCGGCCCTTGGCACTGCCTTAAAAGCAGCCTTAGGGCCCATCGCTTTGCTGACATCAGCGGCTGGTGTCCTTACCTCTGCCTTTTCGACGTTGGCTCAGCAGGACTTTGCGGAAGCAAAGGTCCGCACGCTTGGCGTCAACAGTGAGGAATTGAAGGGCCGTCTTAGTGATGTGAGCCGTGAGCTGTCGGGCCAAGCCAGCGTTGTTGAGCTAACTGCGGCGGCTTACGACGTGGCCTCTGCTGGCTTCAACAATGCGGCTTCTGCCGCGCAGGTGCTGAAGGCTTCGAGCTTGGCGGCTACTGGTGGCTTTTCTGATCTAAACACCGTGGCAGATGCCACAACGTCAGTTCTCAACTCCTACGGGTTGGGGGCAGAAGAAGCTTCGCGCATTACTGACCAGTTTATTCAGACGCAAAACGACGGCAAGATTGTTATTGGTCAATATGCGGCCAACATCGCAAAGGTTGCCCCCATTGCAGCGGCCCTGGGCATTGGCCTGGATGAGGTCAACGCAGCGGTGGCCCAAATTACTGGCACAGGTACTGGTGCAGAGGTCACATTCACAGCACTTAAGACAGCCTTTGCCCAGTTGGCGTCTGGCGGAGTCGGAGAAAAGCTGAAAGAGTTTGGGGTCAATATTGACGCGAACACGATTGCAGCTGATGGTTTTGTCGGCACCTTGAAAAAAATCAAGGATTCTGGAGCTGATACGGGCGCAATTCTCAAGGCCTTTGGCACAGAAGCTGGCCCTGTTTTGCAGCCGTTGTTGAACGACTTTGGCAAGCTGAACAAGCTGCTGGAGAACCAACGCAATGCCCAGGGCGCAGCCGCCAAAGCTGCCTTTGAGGCAGGCAACACAATCAATGGTTCTTTAAAACGTTTGCAAACGGCGTTTACAAATATCTTTGCCGATGGTTCAGAGCTTGGCGTTCTACTTAAAGGCACATTCCAAGTAGCGGCAGTGACCGTTGAAGTATTTGGGGCTTCTATTAAAGCGTCCGTCGCACCACTTAGAGCAATTATCGGAGCTGTTTCAGAGATTCACTCAGCTATTGCTAGCGCACTTGGCATAACTGGCGTCAATGTTGCGTTTGAATTAGAAGAAGCTTACAAAAAAGTCCTTGGAGTTTTTCTTAACATAAGCAATTTTGTTGTTGGCCTAGGCATACAACTTGGCAAGTTTATTGGGGCTCAAGTAACAAAAGCTTTAAACGCCTCTAAAGACATTCGAAACGGCATTTTAGGCGCTTTTGGGGGTGTATTTGAGAAAGTGGCTGGCTTTATCCGCAACGCTTACAATTTAATCCCTGAGCCGATTAGAAATTTTATTGAAGGGCAAATTTCAGGCGCTCAAACATTTATTGCAGAGACTGTAGCTTTAGGGCAAGGCGTAACAGGAGGAGCGCCAACTCCTGATCAAGTGCAACAACCAACAGCTCAAAACACTATTAACCAAACAAATGGTGGGCTGACAGACGCTGGCAAGCAAAAGCTAGACATGTCAGAAAAAATGCTTGAGCTAAATAGAAAACTAAGAGAAGAATCTGAATTAGGCAACGAAAGGGAAGTGGCAACCTTGCAGTTGATGATCGATCGTCAGAAAATTGCAGAAAGCAATCTTACCCCTGTTAAAGAAATAAATGCTTTAGAAGAAGCAACTTTTAAGTTTAGAAAAAAAGTGTTTGCGCTAGATAAAAAAATATCTGACCAAAAAAAGGCTAACGCTAAAAAGTTGGCAGAGGAAGCAAAGAAAGCGCGTGAGTCTGACCCTGGTTTTCAAATGCAACAGCAACTAGAGAAACTGCTTGATGTGCAGAATCAAGTTGCTGCTGGTGCTACTGCTATTGGCAACGCATTTAGCAATTCTTTCAGGGCTGTCATAACTGGCAGCAAGAGTGCTCAAGAAGCATTGGCGGACATGATGTCTGCTGTGGCTGAGCACTTTATGGACATGGCCGCAAAGATCATTGCCCAGCAATTAGCAATGATTTTGTACGGCACGATCATGAAGGCGCTGGGTGTTGGCGGTGGCTTTAATAGTGCTGCTGCTAGCCCTGGAGGCTCTGCCGGTGTTGCGGGCATTGGTGGAGGTGGCCTTGGTGACGTATTTGGCAATACCAGTTCGTTTGGGACTTTTGCAGAAGGCGGTTATGTCAACAAGCCAACCAACGCATTAATTGGTGAAGGCGGCGAGCCTGAGTACGTCATCCCAGCATCCAAAATGCGTGAAAGCATGTCGCGTTATTCGCGCGGTTCACGCGGATCTTCTGTTATTCCAGAAGAAGGTAGTGGCTCTGCTGGAACGGAAGGTGGCACTGCTGTTGCTGCTCCAATCGACGTTCGCTATACCGTGGAACGTATCAACTCTGTGGACTATGTGACTGCAGATCAGTTCCAAAGCGGAATGCAGAAAGCAGCAGCAGAAGGCGCACAACGCGGGCAACAATTAACATTGAGCAGACTGCAACAGTCACCCTCAACTCGTAGGAGGATTGGAATGTGACGACACTTGCAGTTGGCAATTATTTAAAACTTACAGATCCAACCAAAAAAGTAGTCTACAGGTTTCAAAATTTCCACATTGGACAGACCGCGACCTTTGACAGTTTTAACTGGAGTTTTTTACCGTTCGGTTTTTCTGGCGTCAGTGTCAACAGGACAGGCGACAACACGTCTGCCTCATTAGTTTTTCCCAATAACAAACTCAGCAGGGCATGGGGCCTTGAGGCAGTTACAGAACGATGGCTAGCGACTGTCTTTGTGATGAACCTCGATCCAGACGACCGTACGACTGGAACGTTGATGCACCAATATATTGGTCAAATTGCTACCGGCAGTTGGGACGAGTCCTCTTTGAACCTTGATGTAAATACAATTTTGGACTCTGTAGGGTCTGACGTTCCACTGCGCCGTTTGACACAAAACCTGATTGGCAACATTCCAGTTACAAGCAATGTCCGACTGCGTTGACCTGATTGGGCTTCGCTACCGCTTAGGGGCTGACGGCAGCAATGGTGAGATTGACTGCATCCATCTTGTCTACAAGGTTTGGGAGCGGTGCGGTATTGACGCGCCACCGTTCAACCCTGATTGGTACAGCGCAAGCAAGACAAAAGTCTGTCGTGATCTCTTGCGATGGGGTTACCGAGTAAATCAACCAACGTATGATGGAGACATTCTGCTGCTCGCTCAGCAGAGCTGGGCATTTGCGGTCTTATGGCAAACAGGCGTTCTGTACATCAACAGCCAGCTAAACATCGTGACTTGGGCACCGGTATCCAGTTTTATGCAATTCCACTGCTTCCGTATGAAAAACAGTTAGTAGATATTCTTAATTGGGATGAAGAAGATTATAAACGTTTCGCATATTTAGCAACAAAGAAAGGACGGATTAGGCCAGCAGCATATGCCCATATCCCAGATGTTCAAGCATCAGGTCTTGAGCCATGGGCAGTCCAAGCTTTGATTAGTCTTGCTGTTGGCGCAGTTTCGACTGCTGCTTCGATGCTTTTGGCTCCAAAGCCAAAAATGCCAGGGGATAACAGAGTTAGTCGTCGTCGTCTTGGTGGTCGTGCTGGACAGGATCGTTTCAGCCCTACAACCGGTTTTGATACACAAGCAGAACTAGCAAATTACGCAAGTCCAATACCTATTATTTTTGGTCAATACACCGGAGCGACTGGTGGGATTGTTGCTTCACCTAGCTTGGTGTGGTCTCGTGCGTTTTCGCTTGGAGTACAGCAATCAGTCAAATTGCTATTTGTCCTTGGCGAACAAGGATTAGGGGAAGGAATTGCAAAGCCAGACTTAAACGGAATTTTTCTTGGTAATGCCGCACTGGATGCGTCTTATGCACATGCGTTTGCTTTTTATTGGAAAAAAAATAGCAATAGCATTTCACGAATCAAGGCGTCAAATCTTGCCTATGGCTCAAGAGGAACACTAGCTTCAGGAGACATAGAAGCCAACGACGATATTTTCCTTTGCCCAACAAGCCAAGGTTTAGCGGACACTGGGTTCGCTGGAGCGCATAGCCCAACATCTAGCACTCAGTTTGGCGTTCATTCGGCAATCCCAAACGCTACAAACTATCGAGTGAACTGGCGCGTAGTGTCAATTCCGGTACTTGAGGACCAAGAAGATGATCCTAAAAACCGATTATTAGCCGAAAGGATCAAGATTGCAGGCGATTACGGAATAGTTACCGGAGCAAATCAAGATGTTCTGATTAGGGCTCAAGGGCAAAGAGGTGTTGGCCGTAATTATGGCCGCCGGATGGGCCTTACCCATTTAAACGGCGTTCCAGTCACCGACACTGGCACTACTCCTGTTGAAGTTCGAGTCGCTGCTGTTGACGATAAAGCAACTTTTACCATTGCCCCGGGGGAGTTGCCAGAAGACACTTATCACCTTGGGACAGAGGCAGTCAGCGTTGACGACATCAACTCAGCTATTGCGTCATCACGCAGGGGTGCAGACGATGCTCTTCAGGTAGGTGAAACGATAATGATTGGGCGCACTGTTTGGGTTGTTGAGTCAAGAGCTTTAGACATTTGGAGAGAAGGCACCCGCCAGGAAATACAACTTCGCTGTGTTGAAATTTTTGGTACTGGGCTTGGCGCTTCAATCGGATTAGTCAGCGAGAGGATGATTCTGCGTGGAATTTATAACGACGACAACGGAGCGACCAATATAAGAAATGCACTGAACATGAACGCGGGTGCAGGTTTTTATCCGCTTCTTAAAGCTAGTTTTGGTGTTGTAAGAAATACAAGAGCTTGTGAAGTTACTGAAATTGGCATTCGATCACAAGTATGGAATCGCGCTAATGGCCTCGCAAACTTTGCAACAATCCCATCACCTAGAGAATTGATTTCAGCCGAAAACGACATGATTAGTTTTGAGGCTGGCACAATGTCGCTTTATTTTAAGCGGACATCTGTCTGGACTATATTTTTACGTCCTGCTGGTACGGACAGCAACGGGGCAGCATTTGCATGGACTCCATTAGGCGAACAGTTTTGCGTTACCGGAGAAAATCCACAAGATCAGTATAATTATATTCGCTTCAAGCATCCAGACAAAAGACAATACGAGTACAAATTTGTTCCAAAAAGTGGTGCTGATGTGGCACGTCACACGCCCGCAAATGCTGTATTTTTACGTTTAGACGTAAAAACAAATGCTCTTGTATCGAGAACGCATAAGACAGCGTATGGAGACTTTGAAGTTACAATTACGGGAGAAGAAGTTACAGCTGCGGATATAGAATACAACACAGAGATGGCAACTAATCCTGTTGTCAGGCTTGCAGGCGTAACCTACACAGTTCCTTCTTCTGTTGGAGTTGAAGCCTATCTTCCTAATACACAAAATAAAAGTGTAAAAGCCAAAACTGTTGGCTTTAAGTCTTTTCTGCCCGATGGAGTAACTACAGGCCGAGCAGGAGCTACAAAGTACGCATTTTTTGGACAAGCTAGTTCTATGGGCTTGACTGCATCTAAACAGGTCACAGCAAGCTTATCAAACAATCGCAGCATTACAGTCCAATTTGATGGGGTCGTAAACCAAACTTACCCTGCCACTCATCCGCATTTTCCTGGATTTAGGGCTTGGAGTATTACCAGAATATCGGTTGTCGCAAGTAGTGGCGGATTTAATACAAGTGAAGCCATTGATATTCCAATCAGTGTTGCAGGCAACCCAAGAGCAACTCCTTACGGGCTGACTACAGGAGGCGTTCGCTTAACGGTTCTTTCCACGGATTCTGTTGTTCAGCCAACGGGCCGACAATCAGCGTGGGAATATGAGCTTTTGGGTGATCAACAACTTTATTCTTTGGGTCACACCAGAACAGCAACTTATACGGTAACGAGCACTTCAGGAACCTCAGCTACTGTAAATGCAACAGGCGTTGTCACGACTAGACCAGTTAGTAATTTGCAGCTTTTCCCAGGGCAAACACAATCCTGGGACGTTACTTATGTTGTTGATACTGCCCTTAGTGTCGGAACTTGGACTGCTGGGGCTTTGATTGAAAACAATGCTGTAGTTAGCGCAAGTAATCCGTTTGGGACGCCAGGTTCTACCGTAGGAATATCGTTGAAAGTTTTATCTCTTGTAACAGCGAATGTTCCGCCTGGTTTTTCAGGAGATCGAGTATTTGAAGAGAATAGTCAGATTAATGACATTAGTCTTTATGGCGATCTCTTAAACAAATCAAACGCTTCATCACCGGAGCATGAGATTACTTACGTCAACGAAAGCGTTGCCAACGATAGTGTGCCAGAGTACAGCGACTTAACAATATGCGGGTTGGCGTTAAAGTCTTCCCGTAATTTTGCAAGTATTGATCAGCTTCGTGTTTGGCTTGCTGATGGTATTTCAGTAAAAAGGTTTCAAGCAGGTGCAACGCCTGCTATTGGCCCAAGCAATAAGTTCACTGATCTTGTCTATTACCTACTAACTGATAAAACTGCTGGTGCGGGAGGCGTTATATCCGCTGATCTAATTAGGACACAAGACTTTCCTGCCACTTCGCAGTTCTTAAAAGCAAACAAACTGTTCTTTGATGGAGCGATTGACTCACCAACAAACCTCCGGCAATTTATTTCTGACACAGCGCCGTTCTTCCTTTGCAATTTTGTTATCAGTGACGGCAAGTTTAGCCTGGTTCCTGCTTTGCCTACAGACAAAAACGGCAATATCACTCAGCAGCCTTTGAAGATTCAACAGCTGTTTACTTCTGGCAACATCATTGAAGATTCTTTCAGCGTTGAGTATTTAAGTTCAGAAGAGCGCAAGGACTTTCAAGCTGTTCTGCGTTACCGCCAAGAGCAAAGGAATCAATTACCGGAAGAAAAAACGCTTGTCGTCCGCTTTGCGGAAGCAGGCAGTGAGCAATATCCGATTGAGGCGTTTGACCTGACGCAGTTTTGTACAAGCCGCGACCACGCTTTCTTGGTGGCGAAGTTCTTCTTAAGTCTTCGTCGCCGGGTGACTCATACCGTCAAGTTCCGCACCAGTCCGTTTGGTATCTCGTTGGCTCCAGGCAATTTCATTCGTGTTGTCACCGAAGCGAGCCCGTACCAGTCAGCAAGAAATGGAACGATCAGCGCAGACGGCACAATCGTGTCAGCCACTGCAATTGCTGACGGCAAATATTCAATCGCGTTTTTTAGAGTAGATGACGATGAAGTGACCGATGCCACGATGACAGTTGCGGGCGGCAAAGCGGTTGAGACTAAGCTTTATGACGCTTTGTTCACCATTGTAGAGAAATCCATTTCGTCTAACGTGTATATGGTCGAGCAGCTGACGCTAGGAGAGGATGGAATGGTTGTCGTTGTGGCAACTGAGTTTCCGACAACTAGCACTTTCAACAGCCTGATGGCTCAAGATGTATTGA